CTGCACTAACTGTGATAGATGAATTGGCTGTATCTATTTCTAATATTTGATCTCTTACTGGAACTACATCATTTGAGTTTGGTACTACTGTTAATTCTATTTTAGATGAGACTGCGCCTCTAATATTTTCTACACTTAATACACTTAAAGAGTTTATAGTTATAGCGCCAGTATCGTAATCAATTGTTCCTTGTGTATTATTAGCATAAACTCTAGTTGCGCCAGAAAAACTATAACGTCTTACATTACCTTGTCCATCATCATCTAAAAAGAAAACTGTTGAACTATCACCTGATACTTTAAAACCTGAACTTTCTAATATACCACCAGCTGATGTATTGTGACCAGAGTGTGGATTATATAATGCATTTCTAAAATAAACATTATATTTTGTAGATGAAGCTAAAGTGGGTGTAAAATCTTTTCTAATTTTTAAAGTAGTTATGTTTGATAATATAGAACTATCTGTACCATCAATTAAACCAGTTACTTTTGAATATCTAAAAATTCCATCAAATTGTGATAGCGTGTTTGTATTATAATTTGTTAGGGTTGTTAATACATCTGATTTTAAAGTATCTGAAGTTTTAGTAGTTGTTTTTTCATCATACTTAACATTTGTTGTTAATAAGATTTTAGTTATTTCAGGATCAATAATTTCAGGTCTGACAGATGCAACATTATATTTTTTTAATTGAGTTACTAAATCTGTTTTAGTTGTATTTGTTAAAGTAGAGCCAGATGCTGCTTTAATTGCAATCTTAACTACACCATAAACTGGTGTTTCTTCATCTTCACCACCCCAAGCAGAAACTGATTGAGCATTAGGATATAATGTTTTTACAATTGTTTCATAGTCTGCTGTTGTAACAGCTCTATCTTGCGCTGAATATTGTAGTGGTGCATTAAATCTTATTGACTCTTTTGTTTGAGCCTCTGCGCCACCTTGAGCATTTGATACAGTAGTTATACTTACATCAGAAAATCCATCAATGCTACCAGATAGTGTAAACGAACTTGCACCATTTGCTTCATTTTTATTAGATACAATATATTCTAATATGACAATGTTACCATCATCTAATTTATTTCCTAATACGTCATCACCAAAGTAAACTTCAAACTTTCCATCTTCCATTTCTTGTAAGAAGTAAACTTTAGAGGTTGATGATATGCTAGTAACACCAGTTGCTAATGTGTATGTGTTAGTTGTAGTATCACTAGCTGAATTTTGTATTGATACTTTTAAAGTTGTAGTATCTGCGTTGACACTTGGTATAATAAATCTTTGGTCAACATCTGAACTATCTACTGTATATTTAAAAGTTACTAACGTTCCCTCATATACAGGAATATTTGAAAATCTATAAACACCACTTGTTGGTGTTAAAACGTGTGATGCATTTGTTACGAACTGATAAGTATTGCCATCAACTGTTGTTGTAAACGCTGTGCCTTTTGCCATAGTAATTGTAGCAGTCGTTGTTGGAATATTATTCATCAATATATCAATAGTGGCTGTAGGTGATTTAGGTGATGTAGGTGTGTAACCTAACATCTTTGCCAATGATACAATATTTTTTCTTATGTCAGCGCTGTCTAGGTACATTTCATTTGCTAACATATTAGCATTGAAACCTAAGTAGTGAGTGTTGTATGCAAGTAAGTCTAATAAGATAGCAAAACCAGAACCTTCAAAGTCATAGTCTTGGAATTCTGATTGATCTTGTAAAAATGATTTTAAATTTGATTTAATATTATCAAAGTCTAATTCTGATACTGAAAGTTTATTTGATGCCATTGTTATCTAATCCTTTGTAATAGTGTTGTTACAGAAACTTGTTCAGGAATGTTCATTACATAAAAATAAACAGTCACCCCAATGGCGTTTCTATCAGGTTGTTCGTTAACAGTAACCTGTGATAACCTTGCTCTTGGTTCGTAATTTGTTATAACTTCTTCAACTTTTCGTTTTATAAAAATACCTGTCAAAGGTGTAAAATTTTCAAATAATAATTCTCTAATACCACAACCTAACTCTGGATGGAAAGGTCTTTCATAATGATTAGTTTGAATTAAATTTTTTACACTTCTTTTTACAGCATTGACATCTTCTATTTTTACAACATCATTTGTAACAACGTTTCTAGTAAAATCTAAATCTAAATCTTTAAAAGTCCTTACACTTTTTTTACTTTTATTCGTAGATGATGCGTCATATGCTGCCATAGTAGTAATATTTATACACTAACCAGAGAAAACATTTGAAGAACCTGAAGTCATTGCTCCAGCGTCTGTACTATCGCCTATTCTTGCCACAAATGCCCCTTCCACTCTTACTGTACCACTTCCTGCGTTTACATTCGCAACGTGATTAGGACATGGTGGACTAGGTGGGTTAGGGTGAGCAACAGTAGGGTCACCAACTCTGGCGATTAATATACTATTCGCCCTAACTGTTGATTGACCAGGCGTATCTAACGTTGTTGTACTGGTACATATATGACCTGTACTTAAACTATCGCCTTTCCTACTAATTGCTGGCATTATTTTCCTTGTGAGTTGTAAACCTTAAATGATCTTTTACGAGATTTGTTCATAGAACTCATTTTTACTCTTTTACTATTACCTTGAGAGGTCTTTTTAGGCATTCTTTCATGCGCTATAAATGATTTCGCTAATTTTGCCATTATCGTCTAGCCTCTTTTGCCGCTCTCAATGCTGCTTTTTGTTTATCTGCGATTATCGCTTGTCTAATCTTTCTACCTATTGGTATTTCTACAGATTGACTGATTTGTTTACCTTTTTTACTCACATATTCTACGCTAATAAACCTATCTTTGTAATCACCTTGTACAGCTCTAACTGCTTTTTTTAAACTTGTTTGTTCAGTATCTTTTTCATCGCCATTTTCGTTCCAAAATGTAAATTTTCTCATTTTCGCCATTATATTTTATGCTCCATTAAATAAATCTTCGTTGTTTGTTGATTTTTCTTTTTTTTCTTCGTGTTTACAATTACCACAACACTTAATTTCACCATTGCCATCGTAATCTTTCATACAATCGCCACCACAGTGACAGTCATGTCCGCAATTTTCACAATATTTTGTCATATTTCTATTTATGTTAATATTTACAACGCATATAAGCGTGTTTTAGATTCGTTTCTGTTAAATTTTCTTTATTTTTCAACGCCGAATCGCCAATTTTCTCTAAATCTGGCCTAATTTTACACGATATTTTGGTACAAGAACAAAAGGTGAACAAAAAAAATAAAAAAGTCAAGTAAATCAACCCTTTTTTAACCAATTTTTTTGCTATTTTTGCCATTTTTATCTGTACTTCGTACTATTTACCATGTATATTAGCTAGTATATGACAAAGAAAAACAAAAAAGGAAAAAACACTATGAAAAAAAAGATATACGAATATATGACTTTAGTTTTCGCAGTAGTTGGTACACTAGCAATGGTATCAGCAGTTGGTGCGATAGAAACAGATCAATACTTGTTAGGTGCGGCAGCAGTTATGACAGGTATTACTAGTTACATGATGACTATGTTCTCACAAAGTTTATTTGCTGAAGCAGAAGCTAGAGAAAAATCATCTTGGAATGATTTAAATGAATATTATATAAACGGAGGTAAGTAATGATTAAAGTTGATTCTACAAGTAAGACTATATTTGAAGGTATAGGTAAAATGATTGACGCTATGGTGACAGACTATGGTAAGTTTAATTCTTCTCACAATACAAATGATACTGTTAGAAATGATATGTTTGAAGAATACAAAAATGGTTTTAAAAGTATCGTTGGCCAGAAGTTTATTAAGATAACTAATGGTAATGGTGTAAAAGCGTTTATCGTTAAGACTGCACATGGTAAATTTAAAATGGGTGATATTCTTAAACCTGCGAGTTGGAGAGCTCCAGCTAAGAATAGTGCTAGAGGTAATGTACTTGAAGGCGGTTATGCTATTCAATGGACAGGACCATTATATTTAAGATAACAAAAGGGAGGACTATATGAGTAAACTTAAATTTAACGACTTGCCAAAAATACTAGACTGGATTAAAGAGCCTAGTCATGCAGGTCATCTTTTTATTGTTGAACAAACTTTAAAAAGTGTTAAACAAGAACAGTACAAGGTTGGTACTAAAGTGAAGTTTGGTAGAGCCAACGGTATGAAGCGTATGGGTGTAGTTGTAAAACTTGGACCTAAGAAAGCAGTCGTAGATTGTTCAGGCGCTAAGTGGCGAGTACCATACGACCTAATGGACGTTGTTGATGAATAAGTATCAAGTCATCAAAGACGGTAAGGTCTTAAAAGAATTTGACAAACCTTTTGATGCGGCTGTATTCGCTCTCAATAATGAATATGGCCCAGGTATGTCAATGGTCACTAATGATAAGAAAGCGTCAGAGAGTTGGACACACTTTGAATACAAGGAAAACTTATAATGGACAAATATTTAAAATGGATAGCGACAGCATTTTTAATGATGGGCGCTGCCTGTAATTCACTAGCGATTTATCCAGCTGGACCTTTACTTACTTTAACAGGTGGGTTATGTTGGTTAGTCGTTTCTATTATGTGGCGAGAGGCCGCACTTATTACAACCAATGTAGTATTATCTGCTATTACAATTATTGGTTTACTATACACAAATATTCATTAAAGAGCAATCGTAGTTTAACGGTAGAACGTCTGCCTGTGGCGCAGAAGGTGATTGTTCGATTCAATCCGATTGTACCAAAATTTTTAGATTAAGTGAGAGGTGAGAATATGTGGAGGTCTCACCTCTCGTGGTGTGGTATAGTTATTTATACAACTAAATGCCTTGCATTCTTTTATCTTTAGAAAAAAGATTAGTTTTCGCTTTTGGTCTTGCGATACTATCTTTACTTCTTTTTCTTAATTGAGCTCTAGTAG